GGAGAATATGTGAAAGGACCTATACAAAATGAGTATATTTTCTTGCATCATACAGCTGGTAATGCAAATCCTTATAGATGTATTGACCACTGGGGTAGAGATAGCAGAGGACGTATTGCTACTGAATTTGTTTTAGGTGGTATTAACCATAAAAATGGAGATGATGAATATAATGGTGTAATGGTGCAAGCTTTTGCAGAAGGAAATCAAGGTTGGCATTTAGGTAAGACTGGATCTGGATTTATGAATAGACATTCAGTAGGTTTAGAGATATGTAATATGGGATACTTAGAAAAAGTAGATGATAAATATTTAACGTATGTCAAGTCAGCATGTGAGAGTAATCAAATAGCTACCTTACCTGAATCATTTAAAGGTAAACTATATTGGCATAAATATAGTGAAGAACAAATTAAAGCTACTGAAAAGTGGATTAGATATGTTGGTGAAAGAGATGAGATAGATATAAGACTTGGTCTTAAACAGTTTATAAAAAAGTATGGTCCTACAAAAGGATTTGATTTTAATTCTGATGCTTATTATGGAAAGGTTAAAGGTCTATTAACACATACCAATGTTAGAAAAGGGAAGATGGATTGTTTTCCTCAACCTGACTTTGTAGATATGATAATGAGTTTATAATATGGCAATAGTAAATAAAGTAGATTTAAAACAACAAGTAGATATAGACGTATCAATAAGGTATCAAATAGTTACCTATTGTTTTTTTAATGATATACGTATAAGTAATTCAGATTTAGAATTTTTAAGTGAGTTAAGTAAATCTGGAAAGATTGAATTGACTAAGTTTTGTAATAGACTGGTTGGTGAAACTATTTTTAAGAGTTCACAATCAGCTAGGAATGCTATAACAAAAGCAGAGAAAAAAGGATTATTAGCTAAAGATGGTATTAATAAAAAAACTATTATGCTTAATAAAGCTATGAATGTACAGACTAAAGGTTTAGTATTGTTGGACTATAAAGTTTTAGGACGTGAAGCCAAAGAGTCATAAAGATTTTAAGAAAGGAATAGCAGATAAAGTTGGTGTCCATCAATCTGTAGTAGATGACTTTCTTTCTTTTTACTATGCAAAATTAAGGGGTAAATTATCAAACCTTGATTTTCCTAGAGTTTATGTAGATGGATTAGGTACTTTTTATTTAAGAAAAACTAAACTTGAAAAGTCAATAAAAAGAGGAAAAAGTATTATAGGTAATTTGGCAAAGAGAACATATTCTGGATTTGCTAAAAGTGAAGACATCCAGAAAGATATTGTACAAATGGAAAAGGCATTAGCACAAATGGAAAAAGATATATTAACAAAAAAAGAATTTAGAAACAACAATGTCTAAGTGGAAAAAATATATAGATGTATTTAAGAATGCTGATAAGATAGCTGAAGGTATATCTAATAACATTTTTAAAAAAGAACATGTTGAAGCAGTAGCTACAGATAGATTTCAAACTTGTGTAAAATGTTCTTTATTTGATGCTGGAGGTGACAAATGTGTAGCTCCAGGTACACAACCATGTTGTGGAGATTGTGGATGTAGTTTAGCTTTTAAATTGAGATCTTTATCTTCTGAATGTCCTAAAGGATATTGGGATGCATTTACATCAGAAGAACAAGAAGAGTTAATAACCAAACAAATAGAAGATAATGGAAAAACTGACTAAAGAACAAATAGTAGGTGAACTACTAGCAGAAGAACAAATAAGTGCAGAGGAAGCTATAACGCTGCTAACCCCTGCACCTATATCATATAATATTAATATTTCAAAAGAGAAAGCGTCAAGTCATAGTAATGGCATCTTTTGGGAACAAAACTCAACACACTGATGGCAATTTCATTTAAAGAAGATGGACATCTATATGAGAGCATTGATCAAGACAAAATATCTTGGACAAGTGTAACCTCATTAGTGTCTAAATTCAAACCAAAATTTGATAGAGATGGTCAAGCAAAAAAATCATCTAAGAATAAAAGATCTAAGTGGTATGGTATGACACCTAAAGAGATTATAGCAGCATGGGATGGTGAAACAAATAGAGCTATAACATTAGGTAATTTTTATCACAATCAAAGAGAAGCAGATATGTTAGGTTTAGATACAATAGGCCGTCATGGTGTAGAAGTACCTATTATTAAACCTATTATTAGTGATAGTGGAATTAAGCTAGCTCCTAAACAAAAATTAGAAGAAGGAGTATACCCTGAACATTTAGTATATTTAAAGTCAGCTGGTATATGTGGTCAAGCAGATGTTGTAGAAGTTGTTAATGGATACATAAACATCAATGATTATAAAACTAATAAAGAAATTAAAGACAAAGGATTTACTAATTGGGAAGGTATAACTAACAAAATGTTTAGACCACTTAATCATTTAGATGATTGCAATTTAAATCATTATAATTTACAGCTCAGTATTTATGCGTATATTATTAAAAAGCACAACCCTAAACTTAAAATAGGTAAACTTACTATTCAACATGTAAAGTTTAAACAAGTAGGGGAAGATAGTAATGGTTATCCTATAAATGAACATATAAATGGAGAACCAGTATTAGAGAACATAAAGATCTATGAACTACCATATTTAAAAGATGAAGTTAATTCATTAATTATGTGGTTAAAAGAAAACCAATAATGAAAGAATATACAGCAGCAGTAGAAATACAATCATTAAAGTCTAAAGTACCTACAGATTTTAGATTTGAAGAAACAAAGATAAGTGTTGATTTAACTAAAGTAGTTTGGTTTAAAGAGTACTTTCATGTAGCAACTAGTAAATTTCAGGAAACGCACACTGAAGTTTTAATGTATGGTGATCAATCACCTATTATATTAGTTGTAGGATACCAAGAGTTAAAAAATGATATAAACAATAAAAATAATAAACATGCCTAAAATACCAATATTAAAATCAAATTTTAGAACATTGACGCAGGTATTTCCTGTAGTTCAACGTTCATCAGATGGACAGCCTGGAATGGATTCTGATGGAAACATTTTAAATCAAGCAATGAATATTACAACAGATCTGTATGTTGATGTAAATCTTTTTTGTGGTGTAAGTAAATACTTTGATCCAGTTTCTGGTAATCTAAGAAGTAATTATACCCAAGTACATGTAGTTGGTTTATCTGTAAATGCATTTCCTGTAGTACTTAAAGAATCTGTGTCTGATATTAAAGCTTGGATGAATCAAAGAAATAATTGTCTTGAGTTATGTGATGATGGATGTAATTGCCCAACATGATAGTTAAATTATTTGATATACAAAACAGCAAGGTTGTTCTAACTGAACATTGTTATTCATTACCCTTTTTAAAAGGTATAATGGATGAATACCCTGATACGCACATGACGGTATATCAATATTTATTTTATATGTCATGCCCTAATCCAGATATGAATCCATTTTTTAATTTACCTGAACATGAAAAAGAAGATATAATTATTGAGGAGATTGGATTACAAGAGTCACCTGAAGATCCTAAAATAAGATATGGACTTGATATGTGTAAGAAATTATATGAAACACCAACCTATAGAGCTTATGTAGGTATTAAAGCTATGTTAGATAGACTGGCTAAGTATATGGAAGTCACAGCAATAGAACATGGTAGAGATGGTAACATTAATTCTATGGTAAATGCTGCTGCAAAGTTTGAACAAATTAGACAATCATACAAAGGAGCATTCACTGATATGCAACAAGAACAAGAAAGCTCTGTACGTGGTGGTGCAGGTTTAGCTTATGACCAAATTTAAAATCAATAAAAAAATGGTACAAAAAATAATTCCAGTGGGGATGAAACTACTAATTAAAGAAATAAAACCTGAAACAAAAACTAAGTCAGGTTTATACTTACCTGAAATAGCTTTAAAGCAAACTTATCAAGGAAAAGTAGTAGGAAGAGGTGATGAAGTTACTGAAATACAAATTGGAGATATAGTGCAATATGCAGATCATGCAATGCCTACACCTATGCAACATGAAGGAGAAGAACATTTATTATTGCAAGTAGGAGATGTATATGCTATTATAAGATATGAGTAGAATTATACCCACATATGAGAATGGCAAGTGGGGTACTACAGAGTTTTCTACAGACTTACTATTTAGAGAATATTTAGAATCAATATTTAAAGAACCTGGAAGTTATGGATTTACTAAATTAGCTCTAAAATTTAATCAAGAAGCTACAACTTTTAATGATCAAGGATTTTATTGCAATGCTCCTTTTAGATCTAAAGATTTTACAGCATATTGGGAAGATCAAAAAAACAAATGTAGAACTGGAGTTATATTTAAAGATGATGGTAAAGCGTGGTATCTTACTAGAGATTATTATATGTGGCTTAACTTCTTACCTATTTTTGATAAAGAAGAAAAACATTATGGATTTGCTAAAGTAAGGGATGCACAATATCATATGGCATTGTATGAGATTATTGCTGAACTAAATAATCAACACGTTGCTATACTAAAAAAAAGACAGATAGCTTCTTCATATTTTCATATGGGGAAAATCATAAATCAGTATTGGTTTGAAGAAGGTTCTATATGTAAGATAGGTGCGTCATTAAAAGATTATATTAATGATAAAGGTTCATGGAAATTTTTAGAGGAGTATAAAACATTTCTTAATGAACATACTGCATGGTATAGACCTAGTAATCCAGAAAAGGTATTGTTGTGGCAACAACAGATAGAAGTTAAAGTAAACAATAGAAAAACATCAAGAGGTCTTAAATCAAAGATTCAGGGTGCTTCTTTTGAAAAGAATGCTACCACAGGGGTAGGGGGTCCTTGTACCTATTTCTTTCATGAGGAAGCTGGTATTGCTAAAAACATGATGCAGACATATGAGTATCTGCGTCCTGCTATGTCTTCTGGTATGATGACAACAGGTCAATTTATAGCAGCAGGATCTGTAGGTGATTTAGAACAATGTGGTCCTTTAAAGGATATGATACTTAATCCAGGAGCTAATGATATATATGCTGTAGAAACCAATTTAATGGATGCTGATGGCACAATAGGTATGGCAGGGTTGTTTATACCAGAACAATGGTCTATGCCTCCTTATTTAGATGATTACGGTAATTCTGAAGTAGAAGAAGCAATAGTTGCTATTAAAACTGAAAGAGCTAGATGGAAAAATGATTTAAGTGGTGAACAATACCAATTAAGAATATCTCAAAAACCTCTTAATATTGCTGAGGCATTTGCATATAGAAAAGAATCAGTTTTTCCTCAAGGTATACTTAGTAAACAACTTAAAAAAATAGAGGAAAAAGAATATCCTTATGAGTTAATTGAGTTAGATAGAGATCAGTCAGGTATAATTGCTAAAAGAACTAAAAAATTACCTATATCAGAGTTTCCAGTTAAAAAGAAACAAACAGATAAAACAGGATCTATTGTAGTATGGGAAAGACCAGCAACTAAACGCCCTGAGTTTGGTGCATACTATGCATCTATTGACCCTGTATCAGAAGGTAAAACAACTACATCAGATTCTTTGTGTAGTATATATGTTTATAAAAATGCTACTGAAGTTACTAGAGAATTACCTGGTGGAGATGTAGAACAATTTATTGAAAAAGATAAAGTTGTTGCTGCATGGTGTGGAAGATTTGATGATATAAATAAAACACATGAAAGACTTGAATTAATTATTGAATGGTATAATGCTTGGACAATAGTAGAAAACAATATATCATTATTTATTCAGCATATGATTGCTAGAAAAAAACAAAGATATTTAGTACCTAAACAACAAATATTATTTCTAAAAGATTTAGGTTCAAATAGAACAGTATATCAAGAGTATGGATGGAAGAATACCGGTACATTATTTAAAAGTCATTTAATATCTTATGCAATTGAGTTTTTGAGAGAAGTTATAGATGAAGAATTAGATGATGAAGGTAATGTTATGAGTAATACATTGGGTGTAGAAAGAATCCCTGACCCAATGCTATTAAAAGAAATGCTTGCTTATTATCCTGGATTAAACGTGGATAGATTAGTAACCTTTGGTGCATTGATTGCTTTTGTTAAAATACAACAGTCAAATAGAGGATATACCAAAAGACGTGAATCAGAGGGTAAATCTTTGGTAAATTCAGAAAAAATAAGTAAATTAAAGTATAGTCCGTTTAAGAACTTAGGTGGAAACAAAAGACAATCTAATCCAAGAATAAAAAGATCAGGCTTTAAAAATTATAAATAGATGAGAGTATTAAATGCAATGCAAATGAAGAATGGGGCAAAAGCTGAAAGCGGGCCTACATTTTCTAGCTTAACACAACCAACACAGTTTCTTCCTTATAAGAAAAAGACTGATGATTGGGCCGCATGGAATTTAGATTGGTTAGAATTACAGGGCATTGAATTTTTACGTGTTAACTCAAGAAGACTATTAAAGAATTATAAATTAGCAAAAGGGGTAATAGATAAATCTGATTATATAGTTGAGCCAGATAATGACTATAAGGATTTAATGGATACATTAACTCAAGAAAATGATTCAGCTTTAGAGTTAAAATTTTATCCAATTGTACCTAATGTAATAAATGTACTTACTGGAGAGTTTGCTAAAAGATATTCTAAAGTACAGTTTAGAGCTGTAGATGATGCATCTTATAATGAGATGTTAGAACAAAAAAGATTACAGATTGAAGAATCATTACTAGCTGACGCTGAAGCACAGTTAGTTCAGAGAATGATTAAAATGGGTATGGATCCGGCATCAGAAGAAGCTCAGAAACAATTAAATCCAGAATCAATAAAATCATTACCAGAAATAGAAGACTTTTTTAGCAAGTCTTATAGAAGTATGGTAGAAGAGTGGGCATCTCATCAACTTGCAGTAGATGAAGAAAGATTCAAAATGCAAGAACTTGAAGAAAGAGGTTTCCGTGATATGCTTATTGCAGATAGAGAATTCTGGCATTTTAGAATGTTAGAAGATGACTATGATGTAGAGCTATGGAATCCAGTATTAACTTTCTATCAAAAATCTCCAGATCAAAGATATATTGCTGATTCTAATTATGCTGGTAAAGTAGATTTAATGACTGTATCAGATGTAATAGATAGATATGGGTATTTGATGGATGAAGCACAGCTTAAGTCATTACAAAAAATATATCCAGCTAGATCAGCACAATATCAAGTAAATGGTTATCAAAATGATGGAGCATACTATGATGCAACTAGATCTCATGAGTGGAATACAAACTCACCAGGTTTAGCATATAGACAATTTACTAGTAACTTTCATAATGATCCTGCAAGAGGAGGAGATATACTAAGTGAAATCTTAGATGAGAATGAAGATATATCTATGTGGGGTGAAGGCAACTTAATGAGAGTTGCAACAATCTATTGGAAGACACAACGTAGAGTAGGTCATCTTACTAAAATAGAATTAGATGGAGAGATCATTCAAGAAATTGTTGATGAAACATTTAAGATTACAAAGAAGGCAGTATATGATACGTCAATCTTTAAGAGCAAGACTAAAGAAAATTTATTAGAAGGAGAACATATTGACTGGATATGGATTAATGAAGTTTGGGGTGGTGTAAAAGTTGGACCAAACTTACCAGCAATGTGGCAATCTAGTATGGGTGATAATGTTAATCCAATCTATTTAGGTATAAATAGAAAGAAGCCTGGTAGACTACCATTTCAATTTAAAGGGAACACTAGCCTATATGGTTGTAAGTTACCTGTTGAAGGTAGAGTTTTTTCTGATAGAAACACAAGATCTACTTCATTAGTTGATTTAATGAAAGCTTATCAAGTTGGGTACAATATGGTTAATAACCAAATTGCAGACATTCTGATAGATGAATTAGGAACGGTAATCATGTTTGATCAAAATGCTTTACCACGTCACTCTATGGGAGAAGACTGGGGTAAAAATAATTATGCTAAAGCATGGGTAGCAATGAAAGATTTTCAAATGTTACCTTTAGATACATCAATTACTAATACTGAGAATGCCACCAACTTCAATCACTACCAGACTCTAAACATGGAGCAAACTAGTAGATTAATGTCAAGAATACAATTGGCAAATTATTTTAAAGAACAGTGCTTTGATGCTATAGGTATAAACCCACAACGTTTAGGAGGACCAGTATCAGCACAAACTGCAACAGGTGTTGTACAGGCTATGCAACAATCATATGCACAAACTGAAATGTATTTTGTTCAGCATTCTGATCATTTAATGCCAAGAGTACATCAAATGAGAACTGATTTATCTCAATACTATCACAGTACAAATCCTAGCTTAAGACTTCAATATATCTCTACAGAGGCTGAGAAGGTTAATTTTGCTATCAATGGTACTGAACTATTACTTAGAGACTTTAATGTATTTGCAACTACTAAGACTAACCACAGAGCTATCTTAGAGAACTTAAAGCAAATGGCATTAACTAATAATACTACTGGTGCAAGTATTTATGAACTTGGTAATATTGTTAAAGCTGACTCAATTGCAGAAGTATCTGACATTCTTAAAGATTCTGAAACTAGAATCCAACAACAAAGACAACAAGATATGCAGCAACAACAGCAAATGCAAGAACAACAATTGCAAGCTAAAGCTCAAGAAGAACAACAAAAACTTCAAGTTGAGATGTCTGAGAATGAAAAAGATAGACAGAATGATGTTTTACTAGCAGAGATTAGATCTGCTGGGTATGGTTCAATGGTTGATATAAATCAGAATCAACAATCTGATTATCAAGATGCAATGAAAGAGATCAGAGAAACTACTCAATATAGAGAGCAAATGAATATGAAGCGTGAAGAAAATGCTTCTAAGCAAAATATGGAAGGTAGTAGATTACAAGTTGAAAGAGAGAAAATAGCTGCTTCAAAACAAATAGCTGACACTAAACTTCAAATAGCAAAAGAAAATAAAAACAAGTATGATTTACCTAATAAAAAGAAGGATAAATAAGCGTTAGCTATATACTGCAATTTATTTTCATATTTAATAAAATTTTTTAAGTTTATCATGATGATTGTATAGAAAACTTTCTGTATATTATTTATGTAAAGAGTATTAATTATTAAAACCAACATAATTATGGCAACTGAAACACAGACTGTGAATAGTAAAGTAGAACAAGTAGAAGTAAATTTAGATGAAATATTCAATGCTGCTCCAAGCGGTGCTGATATGATTCAAGATACTAAAGCTAAACCTAAAAGTATTTTTACAAGAGGGGAAAAAGCTGATATGTCTTTTGCAGATCCAGACATTACTGATGTAGATGATTTATCTGCTAAAGTAGAAGAGAAAGAGGAAGAAACTAAAGAAGAAGTAACTGCAAAAGTTACAGAAGAAAAAGTTGAAACTGAAAATGCAGAAGATATTTTTGATTCATTAGACCCTAGTGCTGAACTAGATGAAAATTCAGAAGAAGAAAAGAAAGAAACAAGAGGAAGAAAATCAATTAGTGGTATATCTGATGTATTCTCAAAATTAATTAAGGATGATAAAATTGTTCCTTTTGATGATGACAAAGAATTAGAAGACTATACAGCTAAAGACTGGGAAGAACTTATCCAAGCAAACATGGATGAGAAAGCTAATCAAGTTAGAAGAGAAACTCCTAAACAATTTTTTCAAAGTTTACCACAAGAATTACAAATAGCTGCTAAGTATGTAGCTGATGGTGGTAAAGATTTAAAAGGTTTATTTACAACTTTAGGTCAAGTAGAAGAAACAAAAACTATTGATGTTAAATCTGTAACAGGACAAGAAAGAATAATTACTGAATACTTAAGTGCTACCGGATATGGATCAGCAGAAGATATTCAAGAAGAAATAGAAATTTGGAAAGACTTAGGTAAACTTGAAACTCAAGCAAATAAGTTTAAACCAAAATTAGATAAGATGCAAGAGAAAGTTGTTGCTCAGAAATTAAAAGAGCAAGAATTGAAAAAGAAACAACAAGAGAATGCATCACAAGCTTACATGAAAAATGTATATGAAACATTAAAAGAAGGTAAGTTGGGAGATATTAAGGTAGATAGAAAGACTCAAGCTATGTTATATAATGGTTTAGTACAGCCTAACTATCCTTCAGTAAGTGGAACTAATACAAATCTTTTAGGACACTTGTTAGAAAAATATCAATTTGTTGAACCTAACTACTCTTTAATTTCTGAAGCATTATGGTTGCTACAAGATCCAACAGGATACAAAGCAAAAATAATGGATAAGGGAGCTCAGAAGAGTGTAGAGAAAACAGTTAGAAAACTAAAAAGTGAACAAAGCAATATAGGTGGATCATCATTAGGTGTAGCACAAGCAGAAGAAGAAAACAAAAGAAAATCTGCTAAAAGAAAAATACCTAGACCATCAAACATATTTAAACGAATTTAATTAAGTAAATTAAATATATAAACTGAAAATTAATTATTAACTAAAAACAATCAAAAATTATGGCAACTCCAGTTTTAAATAATGGGATTTTCCTACGTGATACAAGCTACAAAGCTAGTTCACATGTTGATTCTTATCACCTTACACAGATGCTTGGTAACCCTGAGCCTATGGATATGGGACCAATTGATTTATGGGCTATGACCCAGAAGGTAGAAATGCCTTTATATCAAATGGCTTCTTTTGGTGGAAAGAATACTATCATGGTGGATAATGCTAGAGGTGAGTACAAGTGGCAAACTCCTATTGCACAAGATCTTCCTTATATAGTGGCAGACATTGAACCAGCTAATGCTAGCAAAGGTGTAGATGGTACTCTATTTA